ATGTGGTTTAGAATCTGGTGGGGAATATTCTGACGAAAATTTAGTTTTTAAAATTCTTAGAAGAAATGGATATCTTGAGAAGATTAAAGATATGAAAAATAAATTAGTCGATAAAAAACTTTCATTAAAAGAATCTAACACAACTATTGGCGGAAAATTTAAAGTTGACTTAGAGAACGGTCCGTTAAATCATGGAAAAAGAGCTTTTGGTAATTGGGAATCGGACAACGCATGGGATATATTCGCACCTCCAGGTACTGTGGTAAATTCATATACTGAAGGAACTGTGACAAGAATTAGAGATACAGGTAAAAATTCAGGTAAAGTTTTTGGTACCCAAGTTTCAATAAAAGGAGTGAATGATTATCCTGACATTTTTTATACTCATTTAAAAAACGTAACCTTAAAAAAAGGAGATACTGTTAAAGTTGGGGATGTTATTGGTGTTATCTCAGAATGGATTGGACATGAGGATATGACTCACGTTCACATTGGTTTACCTAGAGGTAAACATTTAAGAGACTTACTTAAAAATTCAGATAAAATTTTTGTAGGTGGTAAAGGGGGAACTTCTTCAGTACCTGCTCCCGACTCAACACCTTTAGTTAAGGATAAAAACTTAGATAAAAATATTGTTGATTCAACAAATACTTTAATTAACAACGATTCCGAATTTAAAAATGTTAAAAAAGATGATGTTGTTTTAACTTTAAAAAATGCCGAAGAAGGAAAAAATAAAATACTGAGTGACTTTTATAAATTAGTACAATCAAAAAAAGAACTTAAAAATTTGAAGGGGGCTGAGAGTTCGATACCTTCAGATAAAGATGTTGAGTTATTACAAATTGCTTTACAATTTTTAGGTTTCCTACTTCCTAAATGGGGAGTTGACGGTAAGTTTGGTCCTGAAACAGAACAGTCAGTAAAAGACTTTCAAAAGAAATATGGACTTACTGATGATGGTAGTATGAATAGTGAGGATTTAACTAAACTATTCTCTATTTTAGTTTTAAAAGACTTTAATGATTCCAATATGTCTAGTATCAAAAAAGATGAAGACCCCTCTTCGAATGATTCATTATCAACAGGAGGACCTATACAAACGGGGAATGTAAAATTAACAGGAAATTTTGACTCGGAACAACAAAAAAATATATCATATTTGATAGACGAAATGAAAAAAATGGGTATTACTAATCCTAACACTCAAATTGGGGTATTATCTGTAATTGCTAAAGAATCAAATTTTAAGCCTAAAAGTGAAACATCTTATTCTAACACAAATCCTAGTAGGATAAGAAGTCTTTTTGGAAAAAGAGTTTCACATCTTTCAGATTCTGAAATCAATCAACTTAAACAAGACGATAAAAAGTTTTATAATTTAATATACGCCAAAACTGTGGGTAACCAAGGGGGTGATGATGGTTATAAATATCGAGGTAGAGGTTTTAACCAATTAACAGGAATAAAGAATTATGAGAAATATGGGAATATGATTGGTATGGGTAATAAATTGGTTGAGGACCCTGATTTAGTTAACAAACCTGAAATCGCCGCTAAAGTTGCTTTAGCTTTCTTTACCAAAGGAAAATCACCATCAACATTCCCTAATTTTAATGATAAAGAAAAGGCGGCAACTTATTTTGCAGATATTAACGCTGGCGGAGGTGTTAGTTCACATAGAGGAAACGCAATTAAAGCCTCTGAAAAATTTAATGTTATCACTTAGTCGTGGATTTATTAAAGGATAAACAGATTAACCGATATATTTATATATAAAATAATTTAAACAAAAACAAAAATAAAATGGGAAATTTGAGACCAATTGGTAGTGAAAAACTACAAGGAATGGATAAAATAAATCGTATTTTACAGATATCGAGATATAATGAACACATCCCAGCTCCTGTAAATGAAAATAAGTCTTTGGAGTATCAAAAAATATTGTCGGATGGTAACACATATGTAATTGTTAAAGAATCCAACGGTTATATAATTAAGAAAGGTTTAAATGAGTCTACTGCAGATTATATGGAACCTATGAAAGGTAGAAAGTATTTTTCATCTTATTCTCAAGCATTAAAAAGATTAAATATAATGGCCAAAGATATTAATTCTTCTGAAGGTTATACAAAAGGTCTTTCTTTGTTTGAAAGTATGGACGATGTTGATGATAGATATTATTTAAAATTTGGTAGTGAAGATGAGGATGAGGTTGAAGGTGAAACTACTGAACAAGCTGCACCTGCTCCCGCACCCGCACCTGCTCCCGCACCTGTTGCAGAACCAACACCTGAAATGGCACCAATGGATATGGGTGATGAAGATATGGGTGACGAAGATATGGGTGACGATTTTGATGAAGAAGGAGACGATGATGAAGAGGATGTTAGTTTTAAAATGATACAAAAGTTAACAGGTAAGTTGGCACAAAAAATTAGAACTTTCATGGAAGATGAGGAAAATGAAATGTCCTCAAAAGATATTAAATATGTTATTAATTCTATAGTTTCAGCAATTGATTTAGATTCTTTAGAAGACGATGATTTAGATGAAATTATTGCAAAGTTAGAAGGTGAAGACGAAGAAGAAGGTGGAGAAGAAGGTATTCCGTCACCTGAAATGCCGTCTCCTGAAATGACACCCGCACCCGCACCACCAGCGCCACCTGCCACAGGTGAAGTTGCTGAGTATGAGGATTTAGACACAGGTAAAGATTTTGTTGATGATATTTTTGGTGAGGGTGAAGACTTTGAGGATAATTACGGAAATGAACGTGGTTATAGAGGTAGAAAACATAGATTTACAGAACTTGGAGAAGATGAATCAGGAGCGGTAGAAGGTATGATTGAAGGACTTTTTAGTGAATCTCGTGTTGATAATATACTTAAAAAGTATTTTAAAGTTGACGAAAGAGAAAGAACTTTATTAGAAGAAAAGAAAAAACAAAATTTAATTACGACTGATAAAATTAATAAAACAACTGTAAAGATTAAAAATTTATCTGAGACAGTTGCTCAAGAAATTTCAGCGAGTAAATTGTTAAGAAAATACCCTAATTTAAAATTAGTTGGTAAATCACAACAAAATAATATAATTTTTGAAAGTAACACTAAAAGAATTAAAGTAACTCCTAAAGGAAGTATTTTATGAGTTATTTAATTTATGTAAATGAATTAGGTGCTAACTACAAAGGAGAAACAACATACGAGTTTATTTTTTCTGATAGTTTAGAAGACATATGGGGTGATTCTTGGGAATCAAAACCATCTAATGGGTACCCATCACCACCTGATTTAGATTACATAGAAAAAGTTGGGGTTTTGAAAACTGATAAAACAACACTGTCAGTAATTCAAAACTCTGATTACTTTTCAATGGTTGATGCGATTGATGGAGTTATTGCGTTAGGATGGGAAAATGAGACTGAAACAACTAATTTTGAATTAGTAAAAAGATTAGTTTTTAATTTTGGTCAAGCGGAAGAATCCGTTAAAGATAAATTGTATGAACGAGATTTCGTTCTTGAATTTGAAAAGAAAGTAATTTATGAAAAATAATAAAAAAGTACTATCTTTGTTGAACCATGGGTTTAAAGGTTCTCTACTTAATAATCTAAATGAAGCTCAAATTGATTCATTGTATAATAGATTAATGGAGAATAAAAAAGAAACCAAAGAAGAAACTCAGGTTGTAACAACACAAATGGATTCAAAAAATCCACAAGACATGGCGAAGTTAAATGGTATGTTAAAGAACCCTAATTCATTACAAGGTAAAAACGTACAAGTTAAAGAAACTGAGATGACTGAAGACGAAGAGTCTGATATGAATTGGGAGTTAACGGGACATGACCAAGAACCTCCTCAAGAAGGACCTACGGGTGATGGGGACCCTGACTCAATACAGGAGAGAGAGTTAATGGAAAAGTTTGTGTCACAAAAACAACAAAAGTATTTTTTTGCTAAGTGTGGTGATGGAAAAACAAAAGAACAAAAAAAATGGTGTAGGATGGCTGACGAATTTGCAGAAAAAACAAACTTTAAAAAGCTACCCAAGAAAAAAGAAACTAAAGAAAATTTTAGTATGAAAGATTACACAAATAAAGTTGCAAGTACGTATGCAAATGTTATGAAAGGAAAATTACAAGATATGGCAAACGAAAATATAAACACAAGACAGTTAGAAAAAGGTATAATGTCGTTATTAGAAAAACATATTACACCAAAAATGAGTAAAAGAGATTTATTATCTTTAGTATCTGAACAAGGAACTAAAGAGAAAGAAAAAACTAAGGAGAAGGAAAAAACTAAGAGTCCAGGTCATGATAGTCCTTACCAACCTAAAGTTAAACCAGCACCAAAGGCGGGCGACACGAGAACCGCTCCTGCTAAACCAAAGACACCGACAAAGCCAGGTAAACCTGACACGAATACGCCGTATAAACCTAAAGTTAAACCAGCACCAAAGGCGGGTAATGAAGAGTTACCTAATTGGTTGACATTTAACTCAATTGGAATTAATCTAAAATAAGATGAGTGTTAATTATAAAATGGAAAAAATATTGAAAACAAAAAGTGATTTAGAAAAAAAGTTAATTCGTGAAGGTTTAACTTTTAAAGAAAATTCTTTACTAAAGGAGATAAAGAAAAGTTTATCTGAGGCACCTATCGATTACGAGGGACCTGAAAGAATGGGCCAGGATATTGAGAGAAAAATCACTCAAAAACAAACTCCTTACCATGGACACCCATCAATTCCTAAAGAACAAAGAGATTTTATTGAGGTTATCGCTTCTAAACGTTTTAAAGATTCTGTTGATAAAGTTAGAAGATTTTTAGGGAATACCCAACCTTTACAAGGTCCTAATTCATTCATGAATTTAATGATGATGGGTATGCAATCCTTAAAACAAATTATGGATATTGAATCAAGTAATAAAGAAAGACTTGAACAATTAGCGGTTGAATTAGTTAAAAAAGAAATGGGTATCCCTGAGGGAGCGTTACAATTTGACGCTAAATTAGTGAGTGGACCTATGGAGTCAGCTCAAGGAATGCAGACAGAACCTAAAAATCCGTCTGATGAAGAAGTTAAACAAGCGTTTGACCAAGGTTCTAAACACACTGAAGATTTAGATAATTTTGTTGATGAATTTGAACAATTTAATTTAGAGAAAGCTAAAAGAAGATTTATTAACTCGTTAATTCAGGGAGCAGCTTTTAAGGGTGGTCATATGTATGTTTTAGCGGGTGAAGAAATTAACGGTATTAACCCAAGATTATTACAACTATATGGTGTTAACCAATCTTTAATGGAACACCTTTATTGGGTATTTCCTGACATGGAATCAATGGCTGGCGGAGGAGGTGGTCAATTAGGTCAATCTGAGATAGATGATGAGACAGACCCACCAACAGTTAAAGCGAGAGCAGGAACATTTCCATTATTGATTCACGAATTAGTTAAAGGTGTTTATGAAGTATTTGGTACTCACGGACTACCTGACGACCCAAGACAACAAGAAATGGTAATGGGTGCGGAAGATACCTTGCCAGCTGAGATATGGGATTCAAGATTAGGACCTATATTTTGGGAAAAATTTGTTGCAACATACCCAATTGAGTTATTTGAGGATGATATGAAACATATACAACATTATTTGTTTATGAGATTCTCTAAGTTGGACGCTCAAGAATTCTTTAAAGTCGCTAAATTAATTTTACAGGGAGACCCTAAAGGTCAAGAGTTTATAAAAAGAATGGTTGATGAAATTGTCTCCGAATTAAAACAACAAGATTACGAAAATAGTATGAACCAAGATGATGACGATGACGATGATGATTTAGATGACATCGATTTATCACAATTAGGATTCTAAAACTTATTAAGTTATAACAACAAACCCTCATTTAAATATTTAAGTGAGGGTTTTGATATTTATAATAAAATACTTTTATGAGTTTAACAAAAGAGCAACTTCTTTTAGAATATGTCAAGTGTATGAAAGACACCCCATACGCCTTGAGAACATACCTACAAACGTATGATAACACAGTTTCTAAATATGTACCGTTAGAATTGTTCCCTGACCAAGTTTCACTACTTGAGGACTATGAGATTCATAATGAAAATATCGCATTAAAATACCGACAAGCTGGAGTCTCTACTGTCACAGGTGCTTGGATATCCAAAAAATTAGTTTTTGCTAAAAAAGAAAAACCCGAAAAAGTTCTAATCATCGCCAACAAATTAGACACATCAATCGAGATGGCTAATAAAATTAGAATGTTTGTTACTCAGTGGCCTTCATGGACAGGTGTTGATATTGACCCAAATAAAAAATCAACAAAACATTATAAATTAACTAATGGGTGTGAAGTTAAAGCCGTTGCAACATCTAAGGATGCTTTACGTGGTTTTACTCCTACAATACTTGTATTTGATGAAGCGGCGTTTATTGAGGCCGACAGTGACTTTTGGGCAGCTTGTATGGCGTCCTTATCTACGGGAGGTAAGGTAATCGTAGTTTCAACCCCTAATGGATACGACCAAATTTATTATGAAATTTACGACCAAGCGTTACGTAATATGAATAATTTTAAAATTACGGAAATGTATTGGTTTAGAGACCCAAGGTATGCGAAAGATTTGTTCTTTATAAAAACCGAAAATATTATTCATTATCTACTAAATAAAGAAGAGTATAAACAAGATGAAGTTATCAGATGGGAAAGTAAACCATTTGAAGGACGGGATTACGAGGAGGTTAAAGAATTAATGGCTCAAGGATATAAACCATGTTCTACTTGGTTTGAAAACATGGTTAAAAAACTTAAATATGATAAACGTAAAGTTTCTCAAGAGTTGGAATGTAACTTTTTAGGTTCGGGTGATAACGTTTTTGATTCTTTAATGTTACAAAAAATTAAAGAAAATACCATTACTCCACCTGTAAATAAAATGATGGGTAACGCTTTATGGATTTGGAAAGAACCCATTGTTGGTCATAAATATGTTATGGGTGTTGATGTCTCAAGAGGAGATAGTGAAGACTTTAGTTGTTTTCAGATAATTGATTTTGATACTCGAGAACAAGTTGCCGAATATGTTGGTAAACTACCTCCTGACACTATGGCTGAAATATGTTTTAAATGGGCGAATATGTATTCATGTTATGTCGTAATTGATATTACAGGCGGGATGGGGGTTTCTACCGCAAGGAAACTACAAGAACTTGGTTATAAAAATTTATATATTGACGGAGTTGATTCGGCAAATAAATGGAAGTATGACCCTAAAGCGTTAGAAAAAATACCTGGTATTAACTTTAATAATAAACGAGTACAGATAATTGCGTCTTTTGAGGAAGTAATGAGACACGATTTTAAAATCTATAGCTCCCGATTATTTAATGAAATGAATACATTCATTTATATTAACGGAAGACCTGACCACCAAAAAGGACATCATGATGACCTTATTATGGGTATTGCAATGGGGACATATGTTGCCGAAGCATCATTTAGTAATCTGACAAAAGTTACTGAACATACCAAAGCAATGATTGATTCTTGGTCAGTTAGTAATAACGATAATGTATCACAAAAAGTGGCATTTAATCCCGTAATCCCACATTACACCGAAAGAATGTCACAATTTAATAATACTGTTCCTAGAGAGGAATATATGAAACACGCTTGGTTATTTGGTGGTAGATAATATTTATAATAAAACAGAACTATGGGATTGACAAGTAGAAAAAGGTCGGGTAATAAAATAAACGGAAGTAAATTAAATGTCCCAGGACAAGGAATTAGTTCAGTTAAACCTGGCGGCGATAATAAAATAAATCAACAAAAGAGTAGTAACAGTAAAGGTAATAATCAATAACTATTTATATTGTTACTCTTTGTGATTAAATTAAAAATATGGAAAATAATAATAACAATGACCTTACTGTTTGGCAAAGACTATCCCATGCCTTTGGTCCAAACGCGTTATTAAATCAAGATTACCCAACATATAAGTTCGATAAGACTGACCTTTTAAAAACGACATCAAAACAAGAATACGATAAAGAGTTATTACAAGCTCAACAAACCATGTATTTGGCGGGTCAATGGACCAAGATTGAAAGTAACCTGTACACTCAAGCGATTTATTATGAACCAACAAGATTAGCATCATTTTATGATTATGAGTCTATGGAATATACGCCTGAGATTTCTGCGGCTTTAGACATATATGGTGAGGAATCAACGACTGTTGACCAAAATGGTTATATGTTACAAATTTATTCGGAATCAAAAAGGATTAAAGGAATTTTAGCTGATTTATTTAATAATGTTTTAGATATAAACACCAACTTACCTATGTGGACAAGAAACACATGTAAATATGGTGATAATTTTGTTTATTTAAAATTAGATTCACAAAAGGGTATTGTCGGTTGTATGCAATTACCAAACATTGAAATTGAAAGATTGGAACGAGGAATGCCTGCACAGGCGGCAAGACAAAACGTTAACGAACCTGCCGAAAACAAAGGACTAAGGTTTAAATGGAAGGTTAAGGACATGGAGTTTAACTCTTGGGAAATCGCCCATTTTAGATTGTTAGGGGATGATAGAAAATTACCTTATGGTACGTCCATGTTAGAAAAGGCTAGACGTATATGGAAACAATTATTATTATCTGAAGATGCGATGTTAATCTATAGAACATCAAGAGCACCTGAACGAAGAGTATTTAAAGTCTTTGTTGGTAATATGGACGATAAAGATGTAGAATCGTATGTACAAAGAGTCGCAAACAAGTTTAAGAGAAACCAAGTAGTTGATGATAAATCAGGTAATGTTGATTTAAGATTTAATCAGATGGCAGTTGACCAAGATTATTTTATTCCTGTTCGTGATGCCGCGGCACCAAATCCTATTGACACACTACCTGGAGCTCAGAACTTAGCGGAAATTGCAGATATTGAATATATCCAAAAGAAATTATTAACTGCGTTACGAGTACCAAAAGCGTTTTTAGGTTTTGAGGAAGTAGTTGGTGATGGTAAAAATTTATCATTACAAGATATACGTTTTGCAAGAACAATTAATAGAATACAAAAATGTATGATTGCTGAAATGAACAAGATTGCAATTATTCATTTATTCTTATTAGGGTTTGAGGATGAACTTGGTAATTTTACTTTAGGATTAACTAACCCATCAACACAAGCGGATTTATTAAAAATTGATGTTTGGAAAGAAAAAGTGTTGTTATATAAAGATGCGGTTACCGCTATTGAGGGTATCGCTCCTGTATCAGTATCATGGGCTAAAAAACATATATTAGGATTCTCAGATGAGGAGATTAAACTTGATTTACAACAACAACGTATTGAGAAAGCTGCGGGAGCTGAATTAACTAACACCGCGACAATCATAACTCACACAGGATTATTTGATAATGTAGATAAATTATACGGTGGAACCAAATCAGGAGATACCGCAGGTGGGGCACCACCACCACCTCCAGGTGGAGACCCTATGGCGGGGGCACCACCACCACCTCCTGGGGGAGAAGAATTAACACCTGAATCATTTAATAGAGATAATTTAAAAATTCTATTAGAATCTGATTCGTTAACTGATGAGGATTCGTACATTGATTTATCTAAAGGGAAAAATTCTTTAGGTGAAATGGAAGAAAGATTGAATAAACTTTTAGGTGATTGATATTTATAATAAAAAATATAAAATGGTAAAGTTCGGAGTATTAAAATCAAAGATAGAAAAAGTATTAGTAGAATCGTATTCTAATAATAATTTTAAAGAAGAATTAAAGAGGTTTAAAATAAACGTTTTGGAAAATAAAAACGTAAGTAAATTGTTTTACCTATATGATGAGTTGAACTCTAAGAGAGGATTGAACGATTTTATGGCTAGTGATTATATTAACGAGTGTATTACAATTTATGAAAACACGGTTAATAAAATTAAAGATAAAGATATCCAAAAAATTAAATCGTGGGTTGGGTCGGTTAGTTCAGAAAACGAATATTCTGACATAGACAATTTGTTTTCAACTGGCATATTAACTATCGAATCAAAAATTAAAAGTAAAAAAGTAATTAAAGAATCTTTAACTAAGTCAAAACCATTACAGAAAGAATATATTTTATTACCTTTAACTACCATGGTCGGGATTGCAAATAAAACAATTTCAAACTATATCGAAACACTTAATGAATCTGAAAAAAAGGAGTTATCCGATTTCTTATCGACTGATGACTCATCTATTGAGAACGACTTTAAAGAAACTAAGATTAATGTGATTGATAAGTTAAACACTTTAAAAGAGGGTTCAGATTCTGAGACTTTGTCGAGAATTGATGAAACAATCAATAGAGTGTCTTCAGAAAAATGTGATAAGTTTAATCTTTTTAAGTTGAAGAAACTAAGGGAAAATCTTTAATCTAAATTAGATTTAAAATTTTTCTGTACATATTTTGCTTTTTGAAGTTCCTGTCTTTTAATTACAGATTTTTTTACAAAAGTTTTCCTATCATTTAAATCTGACATTTGTCTTGTCTTAATGATTTTACTTTTGTATTGTTTTAACGCTTTCTCGATTGAGTTTTTATTATCTACTTTAACTATTAACATATACTACATATATCTCGAATTTATTCTTTTTTTGACTATACCCACAAATATACCTATTTTTTTGGAAAATAAACTTAAATAATATGGAAATTAATGAAGAAGGGGAAAACCTCAAAAATCGCAGGGTTCAAAAACGCCAAAATAGTGTATGGCACTGTCGATTCATTTAAATTAAGGTCTTTGTACCTAAACATTCAAACATGGGTAGAACCAATAAAAGATTCTGAAAATTGGACTAGAGTGGTCCAAAATCTAAGTAGAGCAATAAAACATGTAGTGTTAGACTCTTTAGATAAAACAATTTTCGATGATAAATTCATAGTCGATTTAGATTTAAGGTCAAGTGGGTTAACATTAGGAAAAAAATCATTCCTGAACCTCGAAATAAATCTATACCTTAAAGACGAAGGTACCGATTTTAAATCAAACAATTTACGAGACACGTTAAAAAAATTATCAAAAGATGTATTCCAAAACGGATTTTTAGAAAGTAAGTATTTCACCTTTTATTTGACTAAAAGAGAAAAGGAAAAGGTATAAACCCAAACAGTTTAATATTTATAATTAAAAATTGGCAATGAGTTTAAAAATAATACAACCAGGACAAATTGGTAAAGGGATTCTTATAGAATATGATGCAGGGTTTATTAATCCTAAAGACAAATATAATTCTGAGGTAATTAAAGAATCTAAAAGTTTTATGGACCATACAAAACCATTTGAGTTTTATGCGGTTTTACAAAAATACAATACCCCAAATAGGAATGGTAGAATATACCCCGAAAGAATATTAAAAAGAGAATCGGAGAATTACAAAAAGATGATTGAGAAGGGAACTTCACTTTCTGAATTAAACCACCCCGAATCTTCATTAATTGATTTAGATAGAGTTTCCCATATGATAACTGAAATATGGTGGGAAGGTCCGATTTTGATGGGTAAATTAAAACTACTTACAAGTCCAGGTTTTCATGAGAGAGGAATTGTATCAACAAAAGGTGATATGGCTGCAAATTATCTAAGACAAGGAGTTACTTTAGGTATCTCTTCTCGTGGAGTTGGTTCGTTAAAAAAAGTTGGGGAACAAAATGAAGTACAAGATGATTTTGAATTAATTTGTTTTGACCTTGTTTCATCTCCGTCAACCCCTGGAGCGTATTTATTTTTAAATCCTGAAGATAGAAATAATTTTGAGGAAAACCTTGATGAAGAAAAAAGAATGTCGGTTGAAAGAAATGTTGGTCAGGTAGGTAACAAATCACTTGACTTAATGAAAAAATTAACCGATTATTTAGGATATTAAAAAATTAATTATGGACGAAAAATATTTCATTGCAAGAGTTGCTATTGATTTAGTGGATACTGAATCAGGTAAACTAAAAAAACAAAAAGAAGAAAAGTTAGTTAAAGGTTATAACCCAACTGATGTTGAAGCTAAAATTACTAAGGTGTTTGAGCATTATACACAGGATTGGAGAATTACCGCAATTGTTGAAAGCAAAATTGATGAGGTGATAGAATAATTAAATTTCAATAGGTTAATTAACATAGAAAAAGGAGGTTCGAAAGACCTCCTTTTTGTTTTTGTCAAAATTGGAAATATTTATTTAATATAGAAAACTGATTGTTAAACTGGTTTTAAATAAAACTTTTTAACAATTGGTAATATTTATATAAAAATAAAAAACGCAAAATGGCAAAAGAAAAATCATTAGTAGAAGAAGCAATCATCCAAATGAAAAATTTGGAGGAGGCGGTTGCCGAAAATGCAAAAGGAATACTTGCATCAACAATGAAGCAGGAAATCAAAGATTTAGTAAAAGAATCTTTATCTGAACAAGATGAGATTGACACAGAGGTTGACGTTGAAGATGACTCAGACATCGAAGATGATGAGGAAATTGATACTGATATCGATAACGACTTAGGTGACGATGACATAGAAGATGATTTCGGTATGGATGATTCTGAAGATGTTATTGACCTTACGGGACAACCTAGTTCAGAAGTTCTTAAAGTGTTTCAATTACTTGGACCTGAAGACCAAATAGTGGTTACAAAAGACCCTAATGGGAACATAAACTTAAAAGATAATGAAACAAACAAAGAATATATGATAGTAGGTGAAAATATCGAAGAAGATGATGATTATCTTACAGAATACTCTGATTCAGATGACATTATGAATGAAGACGATTGGTCAACTGACGAGTTAGGTGAAGAAGATGATATCGACGCAATTGTTGAGAAAGTTTTCGGAAATGAAGATGA